ATACCCTACGCCGTATGTCTGGGACTACCTACGCTCCCGACTACGCTCTACCGATCCCGAATTACAAAAGAATCTATACATGCGTTGTACAGCCAACCCCGGCGGTGTCGGTGGCTGGTGGGTCAAGAAGATGTACATCGACGCACAAAAGGAAAACGAAGCGTTTCCTGCGTACGACATAGATACTATGAAACCGTTTGTGTGGCCTAATGGTCACGAGAAAGCGGGTCAGCCCCTGTTCTTCCGTAAGTTTGTACCAGCGCGGCTGACAGATAATCCCCACCTCATGGCAGACGGTCAATACGAAGCCATGTTGCGTTCGCTCCCAGAAGTTGAACGGAAGCGTCTTCTCGAAGGGGATTGGGATGTAGCGGAGGGAGCCGCCTTCCCCGAATTTTCACGAGTGAAACACGTTGTCGAACCTTTCGATTTACCTACCAATTGGCCTCGCATTAGAGCAGCGGACTACGGGTACGCGGCCCCGTCGTGCGTTCTTTGGGGGGCTATTGACTGGGATAATAATATCTGGGTTTATCGTGAATTGTACGCAAAACACTTGACAGCCGAACATTTAGCTGATAAAATACTAGAAGCAGAACAATTTGATCCGCTACCTCACTATACGGTCCTTGATTCGTCTTGTTGGAATAAGACGGGTTTTGGGCCTTCCATTGCAGAAACTATGATGCGTTCTGGTGTACGGTGGACCCCTTCAGACCGTAACCGCATTCAAGGAAAGATGGAAGTACATCGTCGTTTAGGTGACGATCCGTATACACAGGAGCCTCGTCTTCGCTTATTCTCTACCTGCCAGCACATAATCAAACAGCTTGCAGGTATCCCGCTATCAAAAACCAACAGCGAAGATGTAGATACTAAGGCAGAAGACCACGCATACGATGCGCTTCGTTACATGCTAATGACCCGTATGTCTGGCTATGCCTCTATACACCAGCAACTAGGCGCAATCAAGAACCATGTTTACAAGGTTCAAGATGAAGTATTCGGATACTAAGAAATGGCAAAAGCTATCATCGAAGCACAGTTTGATCCGTCGCAGATAAGCCTACGCGACCTGATCGACCTGTATGTAGAGAAGCGACAGATTAAAGGTTTGTCTGGTTTGACTGCACCAGAGTTCAAACCCTTTATGGACCGCCCTGCCATTGAATTTTTTGAAAGCGCACGAAACGAAAATAATCCTCTTCAGGTATTTTTAGACAAAAAAGCAAAAGAAGGTGTATCTTCAGGCTCCCTGACATCAACCTATTCCGCTGTCAAGAACCTCGAAGACAATGTGGTCCACCAGCTAAAGCGTCTGCAGCGTATGGGCGAATACGCAGACGATACTAACGGTTTTCCACGCCTCACAGATACAGTAATTCAGCCCAAGAAGGGTGCGCCACGCTCTAAAAAGCTGCGAATAAACCCGACGAAGTACGGCGAACTAAAAGTCAAGCTTCTAGATTGGGCAAAAAACAATCCGAAAGACGAACCTGTTGTACGCGCCATCTTGACGCAAATGTACACAGGTTTTCGTCCTAAAGAAATCATAAATATGCCGATGCGCGGCACAATTCGTGCAGCAGACCCCGGTAGTTCATCGAAAGGACTGTTTCTTCCTGCTGATTTGGCAAAAATGGACGAAGCAATGGCTATTCCTTTAACTCCGCATGTCGAAGGCACGTTGAATGCTGCCATAAAGCAAAATACAACTCGTTTTGCTGACAAGCAAATGCCTGACCTGATGTTTTTGACGGATGATGGTAAAAAGATACCAGATGGGCGTATGTCAGCTATTTTGAAGCAGATAAAAGTCCCCGGTATCCTAGAAGATGCACGGACAGGCGAACCTATCGACTATTTGACATCTGCTTACGATCTTCGTCGCGGTCATGCGACCTATGTAAACATGCTGGGCTTCCCACCACAAGTCGGTGCAGAAATGAAAGCCCGTGCCATTAAAGAGGTAGGCGCAGGTGAAGAACCGAAGTACATTGCGAAACCTTTCGGGTCGTATACGCAAGAACAGTTAGCCCCACATATCGTGTTGCACAATGCGATCGATAATCAGGCTGCAGCCTACATGGGTATTGAAGGTGCAAAGACAGACAAGAACATCTTTCTCGACCCTGACCAAGATAGCATCTCTACCTATAAGAGTATCAATCGTCCACAAGATTTTCCAACAATCAAGACGACTGAAATAAAAGGTGTCACACCGCAAGCGATGCCAGCAAACATCGTCGATGTGACTTTGCCAGAGGTATCAGGAGAAGGGCCGATCGACCAGCAGCTTATGAACTCACGGTTCAAGAATGCCTTGAATAAAATTGATTGGGGTAAGCTTGGTATCGGTGTAGGTGTAGCTACGGGATTTGCTGCCCTAGACCCTGTTGAAGCAGCAGCTAGTGGTATTACCCGTTCTACAGGCGTAGGCACAGCAGCTTCCTTAATGATAGAGCCAACCGAAACCGGACTCGATCTTCCTGAAAAAGTAGCTAAAGCGTACGGCATACCGGTGCAAGAAGCGTACCAGATGTCTGACTTACATTTGAATAATTTGAACAGCGCATACGAACAGCGTATGCAGCAAGTAGCAGAGGAACAGGCAAAGATTGCTGGTGAAGCATCTCTTTCACCGATGACTGCCTCTGAAAACAACAGATTTGAAGCTATGCGGAATCGTGCATCGAATCTTCGCAACCTTCAAGATACCCTAGCGTCGAGCAAACCACAGTTCGACACTGGGGAACCTATTCCAACCACACCTTAATTTAGGGAGTTACCCAATGCCGATGAACAATTACAATTACGGCGCATCTTACATCAACAGTGCTGACAAGACATCTGTAGATGACATGATGGGCTGCAACCAGTTGTATCGTGAGCGTCTTGAGTTTGATACCCGTGCACAAACCGGTGTTTTGACCGAAAACATGCCGAAGAAGCAAACTAAGACGACTGTTGATCCTTCAGTAATGAAGATGGCTGACGAACGCAACTACTAAGGATTTTTTCCGATGGAAGATAGGTTTCTAGAACCTGCAGATGATCAGCCCGTAGATGTCGTATCTCCTGACGACCAGATGCCATATCTGGCGGAGTTTATTGTCAAGCGGTTTGAAGATGCAGAGAATGGGCGTTACGCTTACGAGCAACGCTGGTTGCAAGCGTACAAAAACTTTCGTGGCATCTACGATTCAACTACACAGTACCGTGAAACAGAACGGTCAAAGGTGTTCATCAAGATCACCAAGACAAAAGTTCTGGCTGCTTACGGTCAGATTGTAGATATTTTGTTTGCCAACAAAAAGTTTCCCATCGTTGTAGAATCCACACCAGTACCAGAAGGTGTAGCAGAATTTGCACATCTTAAAACACCCTTAGATGATATCGTTAATCCCCCCGCTGCTGACCCATACGGCTTCGAGGGTGACGGTAGAGAGTTGGCTCCGGGTGCTACCCGCGCAAACGAGCCAGCGCACTTCTTAGGGGCTTATAAGGGGCTAGAAAACGCTCCTATAGTTTCAGGACCAGCATTGGCAGGTGAACCGCAGATTTCACCAGCCCAAAAGTCCGCTTTGATGGCTGAAAAGCACATCCACGATCAGTTGGTAGACACAAACGCTGTTACCGTGATTAGAAAAGCACTTTTCGAAGCTGCCCTGCTAGGTACAGGCGTCATCAAAGGCCCTTTGAACATGTATAAGCGTGTTCACAAGTGGGAGCGTGGTGAATCTGGCGAACGCACCTATCAGCCATACGAAAAAATTGTTCCTCGTATCGAACATGTCCCTATTTGGGATTTCTACCCAGACCCTGCTGCAACGAATATGGAAGATGCCGAATACGCTATTCAGCGTCACCGTATGAACCGTCAGCAGCTTCGCAGCTTGATTATGATGCCGCATTTTCGTGGCGACGCAATCCGCGAGGTATTGGAAAGCGGTCCTAACTATACGGATAAGTATTTTGAAGATACAATTCGTGAAGATGAAACCGAAGCGTATTATCAAGAGAACCGCTTCGAGGTTTTGGAATACTGGGGCGTAATTGATTCAGTCATGGCCGATAAGGTCGGCATGGAGTTGGACGAACTGCCAGATGAACTAACACAAGTTCAGGTTAATGTGTGGGTTTGCGGTAATCACGTAATTCGTTGCGTAGCTAATCCATTTACTCCATCTCGTATTCCGTTTTTTGTCACTCCTTACGAGATCAACCCATATCAACTGTGGGGTGTAGGTGTAGCAGAGAACATGGAAGACGCCCAGTTGCTTATGAACGGTCATGTCCGTATGGCAATTGACAACCTTGCTCTAGCCGGTAACTTGGTCTTCGATGTTGACGAAGCCAGTTTGGTTCCCGGTCAGAACATGGATATTTTCCCCGGAAAGATATTCCGTCGTCAGTCCGGTGTTACAGGAACAGCAATTAACGGCTTAAAGTTTCCTAACACTGCGCCTGAAAACATTCAAATGTATCAAATCAGCCGCCAACTAGCCGATGAGGAAACAGGTCTGCCGTCTATTATGCACGGTCAGACAGGTGTATCCGGTACGGGCAGAACTGCTGCTGGCCTATCGATGTTGATGGGCGGGGCAAGTCTGTCTATGAAAACCGTCATCAAGAATGTTGACGACTTCCTTCTAAAGCCGATGGGCGAAGCCTATTACCAGTGGAACATGCAGTTTAACGAGGCTATGGAAGACATCAAAGGCGATCTAGAGATCAAACCTCGTGGTGTAGCTGCTGTTATGCAGAAGGAAGTTCGTAGTCAACGTCTTATTGGTCTTCTTCAAACCGTATCGAATCCAATGTTGGCACCGTTCATCAAGATTCCGAATCTCATTCGTGAATTGGCAATCTCTCAAGATATCGACCCTGATAGCTTGGTCAATGATGTCAACGAAGCACAGATTTATGCCGAAATGTTAAAAGGAATGATGGCAAATGCTGAACAACAATCAGGCGAAGATGGTGTCCCACCTAGTGAACAATCCCCAAGCATGGGAGGGGC